GATTGGGAGAAGATGCGAGAGCATATTCAATTCGATTTTCTATATGACAATCATTTTGCAGAACTTAAGGATCATGAGTTGATGACTGAGCGTCTCAATATCATGGTTGCTATAGAACCATATATCGGTACATACTATTCTAGAGATTATGTGAAGCGTAAGGTTCTTCGTCAGACAGATGATGAGATAGAAGAAATGACGCAAGAAATGGATGAAGAAAATGCCAGTGGATATGGTGTTCCTCTAGAAACTCAGAATGCGATGCTAGATGGAAGAATAGAAGCAGAGAAGGAAGCTGCAAAGACTCTCGGTAAAGTTCCAACTGAACCAGATATAGCAAACTCTAAAGGAGAAGGGGCAACTGAAGCTCCTGAAATAAACATCAAGAAGGCTAAGATATAAATAACTCCAAGTGTTTATCTAAACTATGGAACCAGGCGAATTAATTGATATGATGGCATCTGATGCTCCAGCTTCGGAAATTCAGGACGCTATTAAGAATTTACTTTATGTAAAGTCAGCCGAAAAAGTTGATGCTGTAACTCCACAAGTTGCTGCTGGATTATTTGGTGAACCTGAAGAAGGTGATCCTTTACCAGAAGTAGGTGATGGAGAAGTAAACGCTGAAGTTGAAACCCAAGATCAAGTACAACAGGAAGAAGAATGAGCTGTCAACCACTGTCACTAGTCACTGATCATGGTGAGTTGTCTAGTGCTAATGCAACATCTGCAGTCACTGGGGCAAAAACCATTAAGACTGGAATAGTGTATGTTGTATGTTCAGACGATAAAGCTGCTGGTCATATTGCCGTATGTAATACAGCAAACCAAGCAGGTGTAGGATCTTTTCATATCGCTAAAGGAGAGGATTTCCTTTATCGTTATGGTCACCCTGTCAACGCAACTGTTACTGCTGCTTCTAAAGCTACCAGTGCAGTTCTCACAGTAAATCATCCTGATACTAAAATTCAAGTAGGTGACTACATCACTATGAGTGGTGCAGCAGTCGGTGCTTGGAATACTTTGATTGCACATGTTCCAGTTACTGCGGTATCTGATGCTCAACAGTGGAACGGTTATACAAAGACAATTACTGTCACTGCTAACAGTTCTGCATTAGCAGATTTTACTGGTACTGCAATTATATCGAAGTCAGTGATCTTTAGACTAGCACCTGAAACAGCTTCAGGATGCACATTGCACTTACACGAGGTAGGCATAGGATGAAGTTAATCTCAGAAGAAATCGAATCAGTAGATATTCTTACCGAAGAAAAAGATGGTAAGAAGACTCTTTATATCCAAGGACCATTTTTACAGGCAGAGGTAGTGAACCGCAACAAACGTTGCTATCCTATCAACACCATGATGAAAGAGGTTTCAAGATATAATACTGAATTTGTTTCTAAAGGAAGAGCTCTTGGAGAGTTGGGTCACCCCGACGGTCCACAGATCAACCTAGATCGTGTATCACATAAGATTGTTTCTCTTTCTCAAGAGGGTAATAATTTTGTAGGTAAGGCACAGATCCTCAAAACACCTATGGGTAAGATTGCAGAATCTTTACTTGCTGATGGTGTAAAACTAGGTGTTTCATCTAGAGGTATGGGATCTATCAGTCAGATTGAAGGAGTCAATTATGTTGGCGAAGACTTCATGCTGGCAACTGCTGCTGACATAGTAGCAGATCCATCTGCACCCGACGCATTTGTAGACGGTGTAATGGAAGGTAAAGAATGGGTGTGGGAAGGATCAGTGCTTCGAGAGAAGAATTTATCCAATATTAAAAGAAGTATAAATACCCTCGTAGATCAGAAAAGACTTGATGAGCACAAGCTTGGGCTCTTTAAAGAGTTCTTAGCGGATCTATAAACTATAAATAATAACAGAAAATTCCTATAGGAACTACGGATTGTAACTAACATGGCTGCGAAAAAACCACTACATGAAATGGAGAACCAGGTTACTAAGGGTGCAGCTAAGGCTGAACCACAGGCCAAAACTCCAAATTATGTACCCGATAATGCCCCAATAGAAGATTTGGGCGGACCTACACCTACTAATAGTAAACCAACTGACGACAGTAACAAGTTGAAAACACCTGGTGCTGCTTTTGCTCAGACTGGTGATGTTCAAACTAAAGGTAGTGCTGGTTCAATTACATTACCTGGACCTGGTGCTTTGACAAGTACTGGATATGGTCGTGGTGCTAATGAAGAAGTAGCAGCTGATGAGTCACAAGAAGTAGTTGCTGAAGAACCAGCTACCGAAGAGGAGGTAGTGGCAGAAGTTCAAGAAGAAGAGATCAACGTTGACGACGATGTAAAAGCATTGTTGGAAGGCGAAGAACTATCTGCTGATTTCCAAGCAAAGACAAAAACAATCTTCGAGGCTGCAGTAAAGTCTAAGATTGCTAATGTCAAAGAGAATCTAGAAGCTCAGTACGAATCTAAGTTAACTGAAGAAGTTACTGCAATTCGTACAGGGTTGACTGAACGTGTTGATTCCTATCTAGAGTACGTTGCAAACGAATGGATCAACGAGAATGCGTTACAAGTCGAATCAGGAATCAGAGGGGAACTCTCTGAATCCTTTATGACTGGCCTCAAAGGTCTTTTTGAAGAACATTATGTTGAAATCCCTGAAGAGAAATATGATGTCTTAGAGGCAATGGTCACTAAACTTGATGAAATGGAGACGAAACTCAACGAACAGATTGATAGCAATGTGTCTTTGACACAACGTTTATCAGTATCTGTCTCCGATAACATCCTTGATGAAGTTAGCGAAGGTTTAGCATTATCCCAAAAGGAGAAGCTTGTTAAGTTAGCTAAAGGTGTTGAGTTTGAGAGTGAAGAACAATACAGGGAAAAACTCAGTACAATAAAGGAATCTTATTTCACTAAGAAGCCTGTATCTGAGACCCAAGAAGTCACTGAAGAGACTTCTATAAACGAAGACGTAAGCCCAGTAATGGGTCAGTATCTTCAGGCACTTCATAAGTTCCAATAAATTAAAACTCAATCCCTAAAAGGAAAAAACAATCATGTTTAACTCTGGACAACTCCAGAAGAAGTGGCAACCCCTCCTAGAGGCTGAAGGATTAGATAAGATCACCGACAACCACAGGAAGGCAGTTACCGCCCAACTTCTAGAAAACCAAGAAAGATTTTTAAGAGAAGAGAGAGCATTCTTATCAGAAGCTCCTCCAACAGTAAACACAGACCCTGCTGGCGGTGGAGCCGCTGGTTTTAGTGGTGGTGCTACTGCTGCTGGACCTGTTGCTGGTTTCGACCCAGTACTTATCAGCTTGATTCGTCGTTCAATGCCTAACTTGGTGGCATACGATCTTGCTGGTGTTCAGCCAATGAATGGTCCTACTGGACTTATCTTTGCAATGAGAAGTCGTTACGACAATCAGCAAGGAACAGAAGCGTTCTTCAACGAACCAGATTCTGCATTCTCTGCACAGAACTCAAGTGCTAACCTTACACAAGGTGACTACACTGGTGGTTCTGACGAAGGAGTTGCAGTTGGTTTCGGTACTACTGCTCAACTAGGAACAAACCCATCGATTCTTAATGGTGGTGTTTCTGGTAACTATGCAACTGGTCAAGGTTTCAAGACCCAAGACTCAGAAAAATTAGGAGACGCTGGTGCTAATGACTTCCGTGAGATGGCATTCAGCATCGAGAAAGTTAGCGTTACTGCTAAGTCTCGTGCGTTGAAAGCTGAGTACAGTTTAGAACTTGCTCAAGACTTGAAGGCAATTCATGGTCTAGATGCAGAAGCTGAACTTGCTAACATCCTCTCTACTGAGATCCTTGCGGAAATCAACAGAGAAATCATCCGTACAATCTACAAGACTGCAGAAGCAGGTGCTCAGACAAACACAGCATCTACTGGTGTATTCGACCTAGACACTGACTCAAACGGAAGATGGATGGTTGAGAAGTTCAAAGGTATGATCTTCCAGTTAGAGCGTGATGCTAACGCTATCGCACAAAGAACTCGTCGTGGAAAGGGTAACATCATCCTTTGCTCTGCTGACGTTGCTTCTGCTCTTACTGCTGCTGGTCAACTCGACTATACTCCTGCATTGAACAGCAACCTACAGGTTGACGATACAGGTAATACATTCGCTGGTACACTTAACGGACGTTACAAGGTCTACATCGATCCATTCGCTGCTAACCTTGATGCTAACCAGTACTACGTTATGGGTTATAAAGGTTCTTCACCTTATGACGCTGGATTATTCTACTGCCCTTACGTTCCACTACAGATGGTTCGTGCGGTTGGTCAGGACACATTCCAACCAAAAATTGGCTTCAAGACCAGATATGGTATGGTTGCCAACCCATTTGCTGAAGGAACAACTCAAGGACTTGGTGCTATCAAGCAAAACTCTAACCGTTACTACAGACGTGTTAAGGTTACCAACCTTATGTAAGCGAGATGCTTATATTTTTCAAGAGACTCCTTCGGGGGTCTCTTTTTTTATGCTATAATAAATATGATAGTTTATATTGTTCCAGTGAAAGATCAAAACTCAATTAATGACAAAGAAACTAAAGATCAGAAATGGAATAGAGGTTTAGATATCTTTATAGAATCGGTTCAAAAACCAGATCATACACTTAGAGGATGTGCTCACAATCAGAAATGTTATCATGAGCTGATGGAAGTGCGAGAAGAGGTTCTTTCTTACCTAACTACTATACGACGGTAACAATTAATACCCGTGACACCATTTCCTAAGTACCCAGAATACATGAACGGAAGACTCAAGAAAGTTGACATGGAATCACGTCTACTCAAAATAAAGAAAGGAATAGATGAACATATTTGGTATCCTGAATGGGATGACAAAGAAAGATGGGCTGCTCAAAGAGCCCTAAATAATGCATTAGAAGTATTACACGAGTACGATTACTGATGCCAAGTAGACAAGTTACTCATCCAATGAAACTCCAACAGGTTTCTAACAGGAATTTCTTGTCTGTTGTTGGTTTCAAAATGATACTTAATAGATGTCCAAAGGTAGATTTTCTTTGCAATTCAGCAAACCTACCATCAATAACATTAGGTGTAGCAGAACAGGCAACGTATCTTAGAAATATTCCTGTACCTGGTGACAAAATCCAGTACGATGATCTAAGAATAACCTTTGTCGTAGATGAAGATATGGAAAACTATCTTCAAATATACCAATGGATGACATCTTTAGGTTTTCCAGAATCAGTAGGACAGTATAGTGAATTACTTGCTAATAAACCAGAAGTAGATAATCCAGCTGATCCTAGAAATGAAAGATCTGATGGAACTCTTCAAATTTTGAACAGCAATCTTTTGCCCAGTGTAACTGTAAAGTTTAGGGATTTATTTCCTGTTAGTTTGAGTGGTGTTCCATTCAATGCTACAGCAGAAGACCAACAATATTATACTGCAGAAGCTTCGTTCAAATATACTTTATATGATGTGATTGATGTTAATGGAAAGAAAGTCTAACCCTTGCACTGTAGAAGCAATACAGGCAATGTGGGAAAAAGACTCACAGATGAATCAAGATGAACTTGATAATGAGTCACTCAAAATACCACAGTTACACTGCAAATATTACGACCTATATAATACGATATTGCTCATGCGAAAGCGTGATGAACAGCAGTATTCATCTACTCTATTAGAACGTAGAAAGTATTACACTGGGAAAGCTACTGCAGACATATATGCAGAAGAACCATTTCCATATAAAGTCAGAGATAAAGAAGACTTGAAGTTGTATCTTGATGCAGATCAAAAACTGACCAAGACAAAACTCAAGATCGAATACTACGATACTATGCTCAGGTATCTTGAAGAGATACTAAAGCAAGTAACTAATAGAACCTATCAGATAAAAAATGCAATTGAGTGGCGTAGGTTCTCTGCAGGTTATGGCTGATCTTGTTATAAAAAAGAAGAATGAAGTATTTCTTCAAATAAAATGTGAGCCTCATGTAGCACATGAGTTGTCTGATAACTTCACATTTGATGTACCAGGTGCTAAGTTCATGCCTCAGTATCGTAATAAGTATTGGGATGGTAAGATACGTTTATTCAATGTACAGAAGAATGAGATATACGTAGGGTTATTAGATAAGGTCACGTCATTTTGTAAGAGACATGACTATCAGTTTGAATTCTTAGATAGTAAGTTCTATGGTTTACCATATGAAGAGAATGAACTTATATCAGATGCTGGTGTAAAGGATTATGTTACAGCAATATCAAAGTATAAACCAAGAGGATATCAGTTAGAAGGTATATCAGATGCTCTGAAACGTAATAGGAGACTTATAATATCACCCACTGGTAGTGGTAAATCTCTTATGATTTATGCTATTACCAGATATCATGCTGAACATGATCGTAGAGTTCTAATCGTTGTACCTACTACTTCTCTTGTAGAACAGATGTATAAGGATTTTATAGATTATGGTTGGGATGTTGAAAAATATTGTCATAAAATTTATGCAGGTAAAGATCTTCTTAGTAAGAAGAATGTTATTATATCAACTTGGCAGTCAATATACAAGCTACCTAAAACATGGTTCAAGTATGATGTAGTCATAGGTGATGAGGCACATCAATTCAAATCCAAGTCACTGGTTAGTATTATGACTAAGTTATATGATACTAAATATCGCTATGGATTTACAGGTACGTTGGATGGCACACAAACTCATAAGTGGGTATTGGAAGGTCTTTTCGGACCGTCGTACAAAATTATTAATACCTCGGATCTACAAGAAGCAGGGTATCTTGCCAAGTTGAATATCAAAGTTCTTCTACTCAAGCATGACCCAAAGATATTTGATCTCTATGAGGATGAAGTACAGTACCTTATATCACATGA